ATGGGAAACAAAAATTGGAGAGATAGACAGGATGAATTACTAGGGGACCCTAGAATGGCAGCACAAGAATGTGATTGCGATTTTAGTACTTCGGGTGATGTTGTATTTTACCCTGAATACATGGAATTTATAGAAAAAACAACTATTAGAGAACCCTTAGAAAGGCGGGGAGTAGACCAAAATTTATGGATTTGGGAACCAGCGGATTATACTAGATCATATATGATTTCGGCTGATGTAGCTAGAGGTGATGGTAAAGACTATTCTGCATTTCATATTTTCGATATTGAAAATGCGGTTCAAGTAGGGGAATATAAGGGACAAGTATCGACTAAAGACTTTGGTAATATTCTTACTGCAATAGCTACTGAATATAATAATGCTATGCTTATAGTTGAAAACGCTAATATTGGATGGAGTACTATTCAAACTATAATTGAAAGGGGTTATCAAAACTTATACTATTCACCTAAATCAGACCAAATTAATGTAGATTCATATTTACAAAATTATGAAAATGCTTCAAATATGACTGCAGGTTTTACTATGTCTACTAGAACTCGCCCTATGGTAATAGGTAAATTTCAAGAATATGTTAGTGATAAAGGAGTTACTATACAATCAAAACGTTTAGTTGAAGAAATGAAAACATTTATTTGGAAATATGGTAGAGCTGAAGCTCAACAGGGTTACAATGATGATTTAGTAATGAGTTTTGGCATGGGTCTTTATGTAAGAGACACAGCATTAAAATTTAGACAACATGGATTAGATGTTACAAAAGCAGCATTAGGATCCTTCCACAAAACAACTACTGCTTATCAGGGAGCATATTTTTCAACTGGACAGGATAACCCCTATCATATAGATAATGGGAAAGGGGGAACTGAAGATTTTAGTTGGATTTTATAATATTTATTCATATATTAATATACTATGGCTGACACAACAGTATTTACAAGATTAAAAAGACTATTCTCTACAGACGTACTAATTCGTAATGTAGGAGGAAGTAAACTAAAAACATTAGATTTTAGTAAGTATCAACAAACTGGACAAGTTGAAACTAATTCAATGGTTGATAGGTACAATAGACTGTACACTACTAACCAAATGCCCGTTTATAATCCTGCTCTTAATTACCAAACATTAAGAACCCAACTTTATTCGGATTATGAAGCAATGGATACAGATGCCATTATAGCTTCAGCTTTAGATATATTAGCAGATGAATCTACCCTTAAAAACGATATGGGTGAGGTGCTCCAAATTAAATCATCTGATGAAAATTTGCAAAAAATTCTTTATAACCTCTTTTATGATGTTTTAAATATTGAATTTAATCTTTGGATGTGGATTCGTCAAATGTGCAAATATGGTGACTTTTTCCTTAAATTAGAAATAGCAGAAAAATTTGGTGTTTATAATGTAATTCCTTATACGGCATATAATATTATTAGGGAGGAAAAAATTAGTGAAACTAATAACCACCAAGTTGAAGTTAAATTCAAATTCGACCCAGATGGATTAAGTGGAGGTGGAGAATATGGAGGTTACTTTGGAGGCTTACAAAGTGCTAAAAGTAATACAGCTAATAACAGAGCAATTTATTTTGATAATTATGAAATAGCTCATTTTAGATTATTATCAGATGTAAATTATCTTCCATATGGTAGAAGTTATGTTGAACCCGCCCGTAAATTATTTAAGCAATATACTCTAATGGAGGACGCAATGTTAGTACATAGAATTGTACGTGCTCCTGAAAAGCGTATTTTTTATATAAATGTAGGAGCTATCCCTCCTGCTGAGATAGAAAACTTTATGCAAAAGACTATCTCTAAAATGAAACGTACTCCCTATATTGATCAAAATACGGGAGACTATAATTTAAAATACAACATGCAAAACATGTTGGAAGATTATTACATCCCAGTTAGGGGCAATGATGCCTCAACTAAAATAGAAACTACCCAAGGATTAAGTTACGATGGTATTCAAGATGTTGAATATTTAAGAAATAAATTATTTGCTGCTCTTAAGATTCCAAAAGCATTCCTGGGATATGATGAAAATACAGATGGTAAAGCTACGTTAGCAGCCGAAGACATTAGATTTGCCCGCACAGTAGAGCGCATCCAAAGAATTATCCTTTCGGAATTATATAAAATTGCTGTTGTTCATCTTTATACACAGGGATATGATGGTGATGACTTAGTTAATTTTGAAATTAATTTAACTACTCCTTCAATTATTTACGATCAAGAAAGAGTGGCATTAATGAAAGAAAAGATGGAATTAGCTACTCAAATGGTTGATTCTAAGTTATTTCCTTCTGACTTTGTTTATGATCATTTATTCCACTTAAGTGAGGATGAATATAATGAGTTTAGAGATCTTGCTAGAGAAGATGCTAAACGAGCTTTCCGTATTAGCCAAATAGAAGCCGAAGGTAATGATCCATTAGAGACAGGACAATCATATGGCACTCCACATGATTTAGCCTCATTATATGGTAAAGGTAGATATTATGATGAACCTGAAAATGTTCCTGCAGGATATGATGAAAAAGAATTAGGTCGCCCTGAAGAAAAGGTGTCTGATATTAACACCCAAGATGGTAATTTTGGAAAAGATAGATTAGGAGTTAATAGAATGAAAGGTGATGAAAATGAGTCTAGTGCTATTAGACCATCATATAAAGGAGGTTCCCCATTAGCCTTAGAAGCTAAAACAGCTTACTTACAAAATAAAGATATGCTTAAAAAGATCCCAATTGATAGGAAACAATTGGTATTTGAACAAGATGAGTCATTGCTTAATGAAAGTAATTTAAAGGAGTGAAAATCTTTATATATTTATAAAAAAGCCTATCAATGAAAATTAAACATTCTAAGTATAAGAATACAGGCCTTTTATTTGAGCTTCTAGTGAGACAAATAACTGCTGATACCCTTAACGGTGGTTCGTCTCCATCCCTTGACATTTTAAAAAAATCTTTTGCTAAAACTGAATTAGGTAAAGAATATAAACTTTACGAATCATTATTTAAAAATAAAAATATTAGTGAAGGTAAAGCTGAAATTACCTTAAACACTATTTTAGAAGCTACCCGTAAATTAAATAGAAGTGCTTTAAGGCGAGAAAAGTATAATCTTATTAATGAAATAAAAAAACATTATAATGTTAATGAATTTTTTAATCATCAAGTACCTAGTTATAAGGGATATGCTGCTTTTTATAAGTTAATAGAAATATACAATTCAGATAAACTATCTGAAACTGAAGAAATTATAAATAATAAAGTTACTATACTTGAATGTTTAACTGAACGTCCTATTTCTCAAAAGAAAGTTAAACAAGATTTAGTTGAAGAATTTTCTAAATATGATAAAGATTTAAGAGTACTTACTTATAAAGTAATGCTTGAAAAATTTAATGGTAAATATGCTAATCTAAATAAGGGACAAAAAGAAGTACTTAAAGAGTTTATGAATTCTATTGATAATACACCTCGTTTAAAAGAAATTTATAATAATAAAATTAATGAGGTAAAAGAAATTCTTAAGGTGCAAATTAAAAAAGTAAAAGATGATGCTACTAAAATTAAACTTTTAGAAGTATCTAAATTTCTTAAAGAAATAAATAAAAGTGCTAAAATTAGTAATGATGATTTAATTAATCTTCTCCAATACTATGAATTAACTGAAGAATTATCTAAAGTATCTAAGTAATGGCAATTAAACCCAGCGATCTTAGTCCTAAATTTATTAAAAGAATAGAAGATAGGTATGGAAAAGTCGATATGAAAAACGATTTTTTTGCTGATGACTTAAGTTATTATGCTAAAGCTACAAATGTAGAATCTAAAGAAGATGGTGGGGGTGTAGAAAATACTATAATTAAGCTCCCTAGTTTTGTCACTTTATTTTCTAATTTAGAAAAAGCAAAAGATGATGCTAAAGATCTTGCTTCAAATAAAGAACTTAGAGGGGATACTGATTATAAAAAACAATATGTTAAAGTAAGAGATACTTTTAATGACTTTAGAACATATTTTAGAAATAACTATCCGGATCAATATGAATTAGCATCTGGTAAAGTTCAAGAAATAGTTAAAGAAATAACTACCTCTGGTGCTACCCCTGGATTTTTAACCCCATATGCTTTTAGAAAAAAAGGATCTAAAGCCCCAGAAAATCAATATCTAAAAATAGGTTACAAACCAGTTAATTGATTTGTATAAGGATTAATATTTATCAACATGAGAACACTTCAAGAACAATATAATTTAATTAAAGAGGGAAAAGGACACGAAGATGTGTTTACAAAGGAAGCAAAACGGTTGTTTCCTGATATTGTTCCTAATGCTGCTACATTTAATCAAACTGCTAAATTGCTAAAGCAACGTAGTGTAATTAATGAAAATGTTTTTCCTTTAATGCCTTCTTCTGGGTTAAGCCCCTTTACTTCATTCGATAAATTTCTTTCGGAAGAAGCTAAAGCAAATGAATCTAAAACTTTAAAGGGAATTAATGAAAAAGAAATTCAAGGATACGATTATAAATCAAATACCAATCTAAACAACCAAATTTTTGATCAGTATCTTAATGGTTTAGAGTTCGAAATGGAACAAAACCCAGAATTATTAGCCGATGAACCAAGAAAAGCTTTATTAAAGGCTAAAGAAATAGTTACTAAAAATTTAGAAAAAGATCCTTTATTCTATATGAAAAATGCAGCTTTTGGAGTAAAAGACTTAGGTTATACCGAATTAGAAAATCAAAAAGAACCAACTGGAAAATATAAATCCTCCGGCTACGGAGACTTAAAAGAAAATATCATGGACAAATCAGAACAACTTAAAGAATTATTAGAAGAAGCAGTAGCTGGAATACCTTCAATTGGTAACCCTTTTGCGGATCGTAAAGAGCAAAATTACGAAGCTAAAT